AAAAGGCATAAGCTCCACAATGTCGGCATTTATAACACCAACCACCTGCAAATTTTCTGCCAGTAATATCATAGACTTTGATAAAATGTCTATCAATTTCTGCTAGGTTATCAATAGCTTGACTCCCCTCCGCTACAATATTGATTGGTATCTTCTTCAAGTGTCCCATTTTTTTCCCTCCATTCTTTGCAAAATCTTCCACAATTACAATCATTTTTTGAAATTGACATCACAAAAGATAAGCAATATAAATTTTCACCAATTTTATGAGCATTACCGCAATTATGACAAGTTTTCAATTTTCCACCTCCTTTTTAATTAACCAACATTCTATCAGCTCTTAATAAAACTTCTGAAGCCTCTCTAAAAGTTCTATTCCCAAACAATAAGTGGAAAGCATTATGTCTATTTTCGTCTAACCTCACAATATTTTTACTTAATCCAGTTCCCCCTCTTGATTTTGCAACATTATGATGTTTATTCTTTATCCCCTTCCTTTTCTTAAATTTTTTTTTAGCTTTTTTTCCCATAAGTAATCCTCCTGTTTTAAAAGAACGATTTACTTTATTATATCACTTTTTAAAAATTATTGTACCAAAGGTACTAGTAAACCATTTCTCTACATCATCAAAACTAGTAGCAACAAACCCAACCCCTCCAGCTTCTCTAATATTATTTAAAAATTTCTTTTGATTATCTGAAACATTTTTAACTCTTTCGGGAGTTTTTACTTCTATAGCAAAAAACTTTCCCTTATAAAGACAAAGAATATCAGACATTCCTGGCATATTATATCCATTTTGTTTTCTCCAACCACCTTTCGCTCTAGGGTCGGGTACTCCCATATTATTAACTCTCCAGCAAAGAATATTTTGTTCCCGAAGTTTTTTTAATATGTCTTTTTGAATTTCTGTTTCTTTCATTATTTTAAGATAATAGTTAATAATTCAATAATAAAATTTATTTGCTTCTTAGTAAATCCTGCTTTTTTAGCCTTTATTTTTAATTCTTTAATTGTAATTTTATTATCCATTTTTTAATTATTAATTATTTTACCTCCAAATCTTTTTTGAGCTTCTTTTAATAAGTTTTTTTCTTCAATAGTTTCTGTTTTATTATACTTATATTTTTGTGGTAAAAATGGCATACCCATTATTTTGGCTAAAGTATTATAAGTATTAACTGGCAAAAACCATTGTGAAAGAGATAATTTATTTTTAGCATACTTTCTTCTTTTGTATTCTCCACTATTCCATTCATCACTTATCTCTTTTATTGTTTTTTTTATTAATGTTTCGTTCATTTTTTTTATAATTATGTTTATTCCATTCTTGCCTAGAGATTTTATTTTTAAGTCTTTTTACTTTCACATTAACAGTTGCTAAATTCACATCACAATCATCAAAAGCAATATCTATTCCACCTTTTTCATTCTTATCAATAATAGCATCAGGTTTTAATCCCAGTTTATCAGCCCACATTCTAGCATAGTCTTTTCCTCCTCCACTCCAAATTATCATTACGTGTCCTTGAGATTGAAACCATTTATAAATTGTAATAATTTCATAATTAGGTGTATCAGTAGCTAACCCTGTTGCCACAGAAGGAATTATTAAAGTATCATCAACATCAAAAGCTATACGCATATCTTTATTTATTATTATCTTTATTCTTAAAACAAGCCATAAAGTATCTAAGAGATTTTATATTTTTATTAGCCATATATTCTCTTACTTCTTTAATTTTCCACCACATACCTTTAGCCATCTGTCTTTTTAAAAACCCAAATAAAATACTTACATCTTTCCCTTTTAAATTAAATTCCTCTGCTAATTCTAAAGCAATCTCTTGAAATTGAAACTTAACTTTAACTTTAGGCTTTTTGTTAAAATTTTTCTTACCTAAAATTATTTCAATCCCTTTCATTATTTTTTACTTAATATTTTCTCATTTTCAATATCCATATCTCTCCTTTGTTTAGCTGTTTTACAATTATCACAATAAACTTTTTTGGAAGTCTTAATTTTAGGCGTTCTACTCAAATCAACGAACCCTTGTTTATTAAGCCAATCTCCACAATGTTTACATTGGCAAATTGTATATTCTATATCTTCTTTTGGTCTTGCTCCACTAAATCCCATTTTTTTCTTTTAATTTTTTAATATAATTTTTCCTCCTTTTGTCATATCTTAAAAATGCTTTTTCAGGAGTACTTCTCCCACAATTACTACAAATAACTTTAAAATAAGTCCTATTATCAATAAAATTATGAATTAAGTTTGCTTGACAAAACCTACACCAACCTTTTTTTTGAAAGTTGCTCATCTTGTTTTTTTAATAGTCTAATTGACGTTTTTACTCTATCTAGTGTTTCTAAAGAGTTCTCAAAATTTGAGTTCATTTCTTCTAATTCTTTCTCAAGCTCTAAAACTCTACTTTCTAATTCTTCTAAGCTGATTATTGTGTTCATAATCCTTTTATTAAAGTTTTAATATGTACTTTTCTAGCCTCTTCACCTGCCATTATTTTATTAATCATTGTTTCTTTTCTTTTAAGCATTTTCCAAATCTTTTCTTCAATTGTTTTAGGGGTAATAAAATAATAAACATTTACATTGTTTTTCTGACCAATTCTATAAGCTCTATCCTCCGCCTGTTGATGAGTAGCTGGTGTCCAATCTAAGTCTGTGAATACAACAGTATCGGCTTCTGTAAGTGTAATCCCAACCCCACCTGCCTTAATAGTAGAGAAAAAAATTCTACAATCTCCATCTTCCTGAAATTTGTCAATAAGTTCTTGTCTATTTTTTGTAGGTGTGTCTCCAGTGAGTTTAACAGACTTTGTACTATATGCTTCATGTAATTTATTAATTACTGTTTTATACTGGCTAAACACAATTATTTTTTTCCCTGATTCTAATAAATTATCCAGCTCTTTTTTTACGTTCTTGTTCTCAACTACAACTTGCTTTAAATAATTTACTTTAGTAAGTGCTTCTGCAAAAACAGCTTTCTCATTTAACTTTTTTCCTTTTAACCAACCTCTAAAATCATTTAAAATCTCCCTGTAATCTTTCCAACTTTCCATTTTAGTTTCCAAAACATTTATAGTTTTATCGGGAAGTTCATCTAACACTTCTTTTTTATCTCGTCTTATCATGAAAGACATTTTTTCCTTTAATTCATCAAGGTTTGTCGCCCCTGTATAATCCCACCTACCAAAGTTATCTTGAATTAATCCACAGTATCTTCTCGCAAAACCATTATCACCCCAAAAATCCATAGGACGCATAAAATTAAAAATATTATAGATTTCATGTGGTTTATTTAGTATCGGAGTACCTGTTAAAAATAAAATATCCTTATTTTTCTTTAATAAATTTATAGTTTTTTTAGTTCTAATCGCTTTCTTATTTTTTATGTAATGAGCTTCATCAACAATTATTAATTGATAATCTTCTTTTCTAATATAGTCCCAATATTTTGTTAAGTTTGGATAACCTATAATTTCCCAGCCTCCTCGCTCCTTAGTATCAGTTAGAACATTTGCTGAAACACCACTAAACGCAAGAATTTCACGTTTCCAGTTAGTTTTAACGCTAGCAGGACAAATCACTAGCACTCGTCCATAATTTTTGAATACAGCGTACCCTATAGCTTCAATTGTTTTGCCCATTCCCATGTCGTCTGATATTAAAGCCCGTCCTCCAATTTTATTAACAAAATCTACTGCTTCTCTCTGAAAAGGAAATAATGGCTTTAAAGTTTTAACTTCTAGTTCCTTATTTAAGTTGTCTTTATTAATAGATTCTAGTTTTTCTAGCCTTTTTTCTAGTTCTTCTGTCTCATTTTTAATTTTTTCCATTTCCTCTTCAACATTGTCTTCAACAAAAGGCTCAAATTCTTCATTAATTAATTTAAAAACTTCAAAAGACGAAAAAACCCAACCAATATTCCCTTTTTTATCATTAAAGAAATTTAATCCTTTCCACCCATCAGAATTACTTACCTGAATTTCCTTCATTTTATTGACTATAAAAGGAACATAATCAAATTGAAATATATATTTATGATATGTAGTTTTAAATTTTTTAATTATCATTTTCTAATTCAAATAATCTTTCTTCTGATATGATTCCTGCTCTCCTTTTTCTTAGTGAAGCTCCTTCATTTTTTCCTTCTTTAATAAAATTTTCTAACATATTTTTATATCCATCAATCCCCATGAAAGAAATTAATTTTTTTTCTACTTCAATCATTTCTTTTTCAGAAATAAATCCTTTTTCACAATTATTTTTTAATATTTTAACAATTTCTTTTCTTTTTAATGCTTTTCTATCACTTAATCCATTAATATATTTTTTAACTCTTTTTATTCCTTCTTTAGGAGAAATTTTCCCACTTGTAACTAATTTATCAATTTTGTCTAACTCTTCTTTTTTAGCAAGAGGTATTTTATTAATATCAATCCCCATTTCTTTAACCTCTTCTTCCCCAAAAGGTTTTTCTGCATTATTAATCTTTTCTTTTTTATAATTATCTAGAATATCATTATTTATAAGAGATTTTTTTATATCATCACTTATTTTATCAATTACATTTTTATCTTTAATAATAAATATTTTTTCAATAAAATTAGAAATATTAAGTATAATGTTATCAAGTCCATGTACTGCGTTAGCTGTTGCCCCTTCTATTTTCCCTTTTTTTATTTTATTAGCACTTAAACTAAAACCAATTTCATGCTCTATATTCTCTTTTACTAAAACAGCTGTTTTACTTGCTATTTCATATATTTTCATAATTGCATTGTTTATCTCTGTTTCTAACTCTTTTTTACTTATTTTGCTCATTTTTCTTAATTAATTGATAATATTTAAACTTGTAATTTGCACGCTTCCTTAGATAGTTTATCTGACATTTCATTTTTTTCTCTTGGTACCCATTCAAAGCTAATTTTTTCAAAATTTTCTTTTAATTCAAATACCCTATCTTGAAAATCATCCATCCTATCATTTTTCCATTTAGCTTTAATAGGTCTTGCTCCATTTGCTCTATTAGTAACTATTTTAGAATCTAATTTAAAAATAACCTCTCCTTTATTAACGCTTTAAATTCTGCTTCATTATTTGAAATTCCTTCCATTTTTTCTTTATGATATGTCGCTGTTTTTACCTCTGTTATTTTATTATGGGTTTTTATAATTAAATTAGATTTAATATACACACCAATTCCAACTTCGCTAACAATTCCTAGTTTCCCATTATGCCCAACTGTAGCTCCATCAGTATATACATAAGTCTTGGATTTAACGCTTGTCGCCATATTTTTTTAATAAATTATATATAAATAATAATATTTAAATCTTTCTCCAATCTTCCTTATATTTTTCACTATCTAAATACCCCCTCATAAAACTACTTTCTATTTCTCCATTTAACACTTCTTTATTTTTTAATCTTAAAACATGAAATCCCCTAACCCCTATTAAAAACCTGTCTTTCCTTTCGTCTTTAATTTTTTGTTCTTTATCACTATGATATTCACCATCAATCTCAATGCAAATTTTATAAGGTCTAGGTAAATAAAAATCTACTATACAATGATACCTATCTCCAAAAAACCCTTTCTGAAAAATATATTTAACCTTAATCTCATCTAATACTCCCTTAAATTTTAATTCTGCCTTAGTTGCTCTAGCCCTTAATTCATCTAAATACATTTTATTCCTCCTTTGCATTTCATTTATTTCTTTGTTTGGACGATTCATATTTTAATATTTTTTTTAAAATAAACATATTCCAACTCATCCCATGTTTACTTTTTTCTTTTTTAAATTTATCCCAAGTTTGTGGAAGCATTCTTATTGAATAACTTTTGTACTTAATCTTTGATTTTTCGCTTGTTTTAGCCATTTTTTTATTGTTTTTTATGTACTACAAATGTACTACAAATGTATTGCCTATAGCAATACCATATAAATACCCCTTTTTCCGTTAGTATTTCTTTCTCCCTCCCTCCCTCTAGAGTGTGTTTTATAGTCCTTCTATATCCTACTTCCTGCTGTCCCCCGAATAAATAGTATTCGGTCTAGGTATTATTCTCAACGAATAATTAACAATGGAAATAATTTATAAAAATGTAACACTCCGTCGGTCGGTCGGTCGTGAAGTTCCTTTAGTCTAATGGTTCAATTCACAGAACCATTGCTCCACAAAGAGCAATTGTAAGATAAAAGTAGAAAAAGAGGTGAGCTTGAAAAACTTTTATCCTACAAATTGGTCTTCGTTATTAGGTTATAATTTTAAAAAACAAAAAAACAATAACTGATATTATCAGGATTATTGTTGAAATTTCTAAAAATAATTGTAACTTAGTCATATTTTTATTCTTATAGGGAGAGTTAAAATAATAATAGTAAAGAGATTGTCTAAATAACAAACCATTATGTAAAAAGTTTAAACATTACAAAAAACTTTTCGTATTTTAACTCATCCCCCTATAAAGATAAAAAAAACACAATAGCGTGGGGTAATCCTTAGGAGGAAACCCCCACACTACTGTGTTCTTGTTCCTAAGGATTAAAATATGAAATTTAAGAAACTAACTACATTATAATTAATCATTATTTTTTGTCAAGGAAATATGAATTATTAAATTTATTATGGCAAAAAATAAATTTAAAAAAATAAAAAAATAATTTCCATCAAGAAAAAATAACATTATTGCAGAAGAATAACAAATTATAAATGCAAATAAATTAATATTATATAATTTCATTTTCATATACTTATTTATTTAGATTGGTTATAGTATTTTTGTTGGTATGTTTTTTATTCTTTCTTCTGCTATTTTGCAGTATTCTTCGCTAATTTCTATACCTATAAATTTTCTGTTGAGGTTTTTACAGGTTACTCCAGTTGTCCCAGAACCCATAAAAGGGTCTAGAATAGTTTCAGTTTTTTTTGAGAAATTTAATATAGCTGTTTCAGCTAACGCTTCTGGAAAAGTTGCTCCGTGTATTCCCTTAATGTTTCTTTGCCTATTTATTCTCCAAATATCTGATAATTCACCCCTTTTAAAATTGTAATTTTTTAATACTCTACCTGCCTTTGGACTACTTTCTAAAACTAATATCAATTCAGTAGCTCTATTTATACAACCATTGTGCATTGCTGGTTGACCGTGACCCTTGTCCCACACAATAATGTCTTTGATATTTTTGCTAAAATCACCAATTATCTTGAATATAGCTTCTTTACTTCCAGTTACTACTGCAAAATTCCATAAAATAATTTTAGATATTCTTAATAATTGTTCTAAAACTTCTTTGTGAAATATATAATATTCTTGTATTGATAATGCATCGTCAAAGTATTTATACTTTTTGCTAAAGTGTTCAGACTTTTCTCTTGTTGTGTATTTACCATTTCTGACTCTTGTTCTCATATTATAAGGGGGTGATGTAACTGTTAAATCAATACAATTATCTTTAAATGTTTTCATTACATCTAAGCAATCACCGCAGATTATTTTATTTAACTCCATATACTTATTTATTTAGATTGGTTAACTCCTTATATTCCTGGAATATAAGGAACTATTTAAAACTTTATGTTTTTTATCATTTTTTCCGTTGATTGTTTTTCGCTCTTTTTTTCTCTGCGATATTCTTTCAAACTCATTAAATCAAGCCAGTATTTAATATCAGCATTCGAAACCATCTTTTTAGGGTTATCTATCCTATCTTCATTTAACCATTGTCGGAGAAAAGATATTCTTAATTCTGATATTTTTTTCATAGTTTATTTATTTAAACCATTTATAATATTCTAATTGCTCTTCTCCTGTATGGATTATATGTATAGGTAATTTAGTTTTAATTCTAAGTAAATTATATAAAATTCTTCCTACTCTGCCATTACCATCTTTAAATGGATGAATTTTCTCAAATTGAATATGATTATATCTAGTAAAATCATGTTTTAATTTTTTATCAATAACTTTAATTGTTTTAATATAGCTATTAAAATTTATAATCCAACCCTCTAATTGTGATATTAAAAACTCTTCTGACATAAACTTTTTAATATTTCCTCCAATCCAAACATCACAATCTCTAATCTTACCAGCTATTTGTGGATTAATATTTTTCAAAAGTAACCAATGAATCTTTAAAACAGACTTTAATTTTAAGTCATTAAGTGTAGAAGCATATCTCCAAGCCTCTAGGGCGTCCTCTAAGGCTTCATTTGAGTAAACACGCTCTATGGCATTAGATTCTTTCAAAAACTCGTTTATTTCTTCATTTGTTGGTTTTTTCATTGTTTATATTTAGTGGCACAATTATTTATATCTTGTTGTTTAATTTTTTCAGCTCTATCCCAGTAAGAATTTAAAGCCCAAATAGTTCCATCATCTTTTTTAGTCCCATTTAATTCCATATAATTCCAATATTTTGAATTTGCTGAAACAACACAAAGATTATAAAGAGATTCTTTCTTTTCTGCTTCTTTTTTTTGTTCATCTAATAAATCATTTTCTTGTTTTATTTTTAATTCAACTTGTTTTTCAATTGATTCTTGTTTATTTTTTTGGACATAAATAAACGAAAATCCTAAAAACAAACAAGAAAAAATAATTGATGCAGGGATAGCTAATCCTATAAGTTTATTCATATAATTTTATTAAATGATAATGTAAATGATGTTTTTGAGATTGTTTATTAGTTGAATTTTCAATCCACATATCATAAAAGTCATCTCTATTCCATTCATTTTTAAAAAATTCTAATTCCTCAATTTCTTCCATTGTTAACTCATTTAAAGTATCAACATGTCTTAGTGGATAAAACAAATAATGCTCTTTAGCTATTCGGTCATAAGGAAAGTCATTTTTCTTTAAACCCCAATGTTTTAAAGTTAGTAAAGATTTTTTATCACAAAAAATACATTTTCCATTATATTCTTCTTTTAAAAACTTCTGATACTTTTCTTCAGATTCTTTTTCTCTTAATATCATTTTTTTTCTTCGTCTCTTAATGCTTTAGCAAAATCAGCAATAACCTTACTAACACTTAATAATGTTTCAGGATTATCTGTCCCAAATAATAATGTTTTATCTTTGTGAATTTCTACAATTTGAACTGGATTTTCTTTTAACACTAAAGTAACATGCCCATCTTTAAATTTACTTTTCATACTTTTTTAATTTAATTTTTAGCTCTTTATTCTCTTCTCTTAACTTGTCATTCTGCCTCTTTATTTCTTGGGAAATAATTTTATTCAAATCTTTCCCAATCATTGTGTCCATTGTCATCTCTCCACCTTGAAGATGTTTAGTAAAAATTTGAACTGTTAAAATACCAGTTTCAATCCCTCTTTCGTCAATGGTAACAGCAGATAAAATTCTGAAATGCTCTTTAATAAAAGGGAAGGTTTCATTAATTTTTTTAGCTAAATCTAATTTAGCGTCAACTTCTTCTCGACAAGGTTGTCGTTTGATAGCTTTTTGAACTTTTTTCATAAATTTATTTTATAGGTATATCTTCTATTTTAATTTCATTAGAATCAGCTTCTTCATCTTTTTCATAAGCTTCAATTGGAGGGGTATCTTCTGAAGTAGGAATACCAGTATTATTAGTATTTTCTTCTTCCACTATATCAATAGGACTTTTTGTAGGGGCTGATTCAATTGCTGTTACATCTGAAGTAGGATTTTTTAATTTAAGAATATTAGTTTCATTAGGAGCAACCAACATTGATAATTTAGTTTTAGCTCCTTCTATTAAAGATTCTATTCTTTCATTTATTTGTTCTTCACTAATAGGTCTTTTTGGTTGACCATCTTCATTAGTAGCAACTGAAAAAGCAACTGCATGTTTTCCATAACTTTTTTCTAAGTAAGTAGATATATTAGTAACAACTTGTGGAAGATTTAATCTATAATCTTTAAATAATTTCTTTTGATAATTAAATAAATTTCCTCTTCCTTTACCTCTGAATTTTAATTTAACAATTTCAGAATCTTCATCATTCATTTTAATTAAAACATATAAAACAATAGTATAAACAAAATCCATTCCTTTTAATTTTTGTTCTTTACCAAGTTTTAAGTCTTCATAAAAAGCATATTCAACAATACTTTTACCATTATCATCTTTTTGCCTTTGCCCATTAAAATCCAGTTGATATAAAGGGATTAAAGCTTTTGCTCCATCTCTTTTTTTAGTAAGCATTGGATTAAATTCTTCTGATTCCCAAACTTTTTTCTTAGTTTGCGTTTTATCTCTATAAGTTAATATAGCTTTTGATGAAAGAATTACTCCAGTAAGTTCTTTCCCAAAAAGCTTTTTACTTCTTTGGTCTTTTTCATCATAAGAAATTTCCGCAAATTCTCCTGTTGCATCTGTCCCTGAAATATCTGCACCATTATCAATAGTTAAACTTTTATAGGTTTGGAAAGCCCCTCCTCCAAAACCTGCTTCTCGCATTAAATCTTGATTCATTTTATTTATTATTATTTATTAAGCTTAATTTTTCTTCCTTTCATTTTAAAAGAAATATCGACTGAAATTTTCTCTTTAGGTTTTTCTTCTTTTGGTTCAGCATTTTTATTAGTAGCATGCCAAAGTTTTTTAGTTAAAATAAAATTATCCCAAGCTTCTTTTTTATCAATAACTTCTTTTAATTGAAATTTCTTTTTAGTACTCTTTGCTAAGTATAGAATGCCTAATCTTAGCTTAAAATTACGATTATACATCTTACATAATGCTTTATAATAAGAAACTAATTGTAATTCATAAGCTAAAGAATGTTGATTAGATATTTTATAATCTATTAACCACGCTTCATATTTTTTCTCTTTTTTATTCCATAAATATTGAATAGCATCAAGTGTCCCAGCATATCTTAAAGCCTTATGATAAACTTGCATTTCTCTTGCCACAACAACTGGTTTAAACTCATCCCAATAATTATTAAAACCTATAATTCCATTGTTTTCTCTAATAGTAAATGGTTGTAATAAATAATTTAATAATTCATCATCTTTTTGTTTATCATCAGAAGTCTCTAGTGGAAGTTTATAAATTTGTTCTTTTGTTAACCCAATATTAGGGTCAATTATTTCTCCTCCACTTAACAAAAAACAAGCGTGATGAAGTTTAGACCCTTGAATCTTTCCATCTTCTTGTTTTTGTTTAATTTCTTCAGGTGAAGTATTTTCTAACCAAAATCTTAATCCACTATTAGGGAAACAATCTAATACATTAGTAACTGATGGAAGATTAGCTCCATCAGGGAAGTCTTCATTTTTAATGAAGTACCAATGTGAATTTTGAGTATTTAATAATTTAAAAATATTTTTTTTGCTCATTATTATATATTTTTATTAATCATTAATAATAATTGGAACTTGTTTTTTTTGCTCATATTTTTTTGATTCTACAAATTCTTTAACTGTTTTAATCTTATTTTTTTTACAAAATTCAACAATATCTAATAAAGTATATCTAACTTCATCAGCACTAAAATTATTATAAATTTTTAGTTTTCCTGTTTTATACTTTTGTTTAAAATCTTTAATCCATTGACCTGAAATCAAATATCTTTTTCCAGTTGCTCCTGTAGATTTTATAATTGTTATTTTTCCAACAGACCATTCTGCCCCTTGATATTTTTTAATATACTTTGCAAAAGTTTCTTTACTTTTGAATGGCATAAATTCTAACGCTTTACTAAAAGTATAAATACTTTCTGCCTTTAATTTTTTCTCTTTATTTTTTTCCATAAATATTTAAAATTATTATAAATTTTCAAAAGCTCGCAGAAAAAGAATTAAGAACCCCAATCCCAAATGAGCTTTTTATAAATATGTTCGCAATTTAGTCCAATACTAAAAACCAACATAGCATATAAATAACTTATCATACTAGAGAAATTTTGTCAATAAAAACTCCCTATCACTAGAGAGTTTTTAAAAAGTATTTTTACCAATTACTACATTTACCATTATACTTACCACGATTATCAAAACATTTTTCTTTGCGTTCAGACATAATTTCTGTAGCTTTTTTATCAAATCCACTAACAAATTGTACTAACCCAAATACTGCAAAAAAGATAATTAAGAAAACTACAATTAAAAATGTCCAAACCTTGAATTTTTGTTCGAGGTTTATAAGCGTAAATTAATAATTATTTAATATCAAAAGTTGAACCACCTGAGATATTTATTTTATGAATAAGTTTTCTTTTTCCACTTGGTAATGGATATGGGTCTGCAACCAAATAATAATTACCAATCTTTTTAATACCAACTACCCAATGAACTAAATTACCATTATAAAGCCTTAATAAACAAGCTGTATTTTTGCCATTTAATGCTGGTAAAATTCTTGCTTCATCATAACTATAAAATCTCCAAGTAAATTTGAAACCAAGACTATCGTATTCCTCTATTGACCTCCAATAAAGTAATCCAGTACTTGTAAATTTTAATTTTTTAGCAAGTTTTTTAGGTGTACAAAATTTACCTGCATAACGATAACGACTATACCAATCTGATAGCATTGAAATATCAGTTATAGTGCATCCATATCTCCCAATAGTTGCATCTGATTCTCCTATTGTAACATTAGCCCAATCTGGGTCTCGTTGAGACAAAAGTTTCATCATAATTTTATTATTAATAATTAGTTATAAATTATTACTATTTTTTTGTTGATTCGTCAACCATTTCTTTAACAGAACCATCTCTGTCTTTTTTATTGTCATGAAGTAAATCTTTATATTTACTATTAATAAAAGACATAAATTTAGTAGGTAGTTCTAAACCTAATAACGATAGTTTTTCAAAATTACTTATTACTTCAGTAAGTATAAAAAACATTGTTATATAATGAACAGCCCAACCAAATATTTTTTCATCAGCAACAGCTAATAAATAAATAGTGCCAATAGCTAAACCATATCTAATTAATTTCATTGACCCTTTTCTGCCTAACGCATAAGATGTAAATTTTTTATATTTAATAGCGAGCATTACTCCTAAAATAGTATCGATAATGGTTAATAAAAATAAACACATTATTACACTCCACCATTCTTCTTTAAAGAAGAAATAGCTAAAAGGAATTGCTAAAAAACATTTTATTGCAGTAGCTTTAATCATTGTTTTAAAATTCTGAATAAACAGTTTCACTAATTATACTTTGTTCTTTTAAGTCTAATAAAAATTCAGAAAAATCTTTTTTATTCATGCTTTTTTGATAACTCTTTAATAATTCTATTTTAGCATCATTTCTATAAGTTGACATCACAGCCTTAGTCTTAGTATCTCCAAAGCCTTTAAGAATGGTTTTTTTATATTTACTTCTTATATAAGAAGCTTGTTGCGTATCGGGTTTATTGCCTAAAATATTTTTTACTAATTTTTCTTCTATTTTATCTCTGTTGGCAACAGTTTTTTCTCCCTTACTATATTCTTTTACTGATTTATTTATTTCTTTTTCCCATTCTATTAATCTTCTTGAATTTTCTTTTTCGACCTTTTTATTAATATTCCTTGCTTCTTCAATTTGACCATAATCAGAAATTCTAACCCATCTTCCGATTACATTACTTACTAATGGTAAACGTAAAACTTTTTCTCCAAAAGACTTAGAAGAAGGAGATTGTTCTACTATATTAACATTAAACAAAACACTTGCTCCCATTTTTTGTAATCCCCATAGCATAAAAGGTTTCAAAGCATATTTTCCTCCAGCTTTAAATTCTGTGTCAGGAATTATACTTCTACCTCTAAAAAAGTCATAAGGATTTCTACCTGAAATAAATTGTCTAGTAGCGGTAGCTACATCTAATACGGGTGAAATACTTGGAAGTTGACCTCCAGTATAATCAAATAATTGGAATAAATTATCAAGACCATCTTTATTATCACTAAAGGCAGTTGTTGTTTTCCAAACAATACCACCAATAAATCTACTAGTTTCATCTTGTGGAATCCTTAAATACATAGTCTTGCCATCTTTATTTATTCCATAAGGAATAGTAAAATAATTTGTTTTATCATATTCAGATATATTTTTAAACATTTCTTTTAATGGTTCTCCAAATAGTCCTAAAGATGCAGCAACCATTAATAATTTTGGTGCAACTGTAGCACCAACAGTTTTAGCCCAATATCCATTTCTAGTTTTTGGGTTCTTCATTACCATTATATCAGACCTAATTGCTTCTTTAATAGCATTAGAGAATAAGAAAACTTCATTAGTCCAACCATATCCAGCATTTTTTCTAAAAAAATCAGGAGAACCAACAGAAGTTCTTATAAAACTTTTCATTTCTTTTTCAGAAAATAAAGTACTATCTTTTAAATAAGAATAGCCAGCTATCTTTGGCAATGATTCAACTACTTGCCCAATTTCATCAATGCGGTCAAGAACTTTTATAAACGGAGCAAGTATCTTATTCCTTTTTTTAGGAGTAGTAGGGGTTAACCCTGATTGTTCTAAAACATATTCTATTTGTTTATCTGTACTTTCTTGTCCTGAAATCATTTCATTATAAGTAACACCAATAATTTTTTTCTTTTCCATTTCAGACACTAATGAATCAAGCTCACCTAATGCTCTTCTTTTTGCAATAGGGAGTGCTTTTTTATAAAGAGAAAAAGCTTTCCCAAAACGCATACCAGGAATATTTTTCCAAAATCTCCAAAAATCTCTTACAAGGTTAAAAGTTGTAAACCCTAAATTATATTGAATAAACGCTGGTCTAAACACTCGTTTATTTATAGTTCTCAACGCTGGTATTAATGTATATTTATTTGTAATAGTTGAATTTCTTTCAAAAATGTCATTAAGATAAGGGTCGATATAATATCCTTTTATTTTTCCATTCTCTAGTATTTTAAACAGAGCTTCGTCTGGGTTTTTTGATTCAATTGCTTCATGAAATATTCCATTAAATCTAGTTTCAGCATCTTTAATATTTTTGTTATCAAATTCTTTTAAAAAATCAACCATTGATTTTTTAGTTAAATTAACTTCAGCAGCTCTAATAATGCTAGTCATTTTCATGACAGTAGAAGTAGCTGGATTAGCGACATCAGAAAACGTACCTATTTGTCTTTTAATTGAAGCAGGAATGTAATCTTCAAGATAATCAATTACTTGAAAAGTTGCATAAGTTTTGTTTGCGTTCATCTGTGCTAATAATTCAGGAGTATATAAACCAGCATCTTTAGCCATTTCTATAACTTCATCAGTAGCATTTCTAAAATTAATTATATTTTCTTTAAGTATTTCAAATTTTTCTTTTCCTAGTTTTTTAGAAATAAAATCCAATTGCTTTTCGGCATTTTCTGTTGAAAATCCACCTGGATTAGCCATCTTTCCACGTTCTCCTTCAGCTCTTTCTAACAACAAAACTGCTCCAAAATCTTCCCAAGTAATACCATTTTCTTCTAAGTTATTCATTATCGGTTGTATTTTTGTTTCAACATAATTTTTAACAACTCCAGCTAAATAATTATATTCTTCTAAAAAATAAATAGGATTAGTTTCATCAGAAATTTTCTTGCCTTCTTTAACAGCTTTTTTAACTTTATCAATCATTGGTTGATTTCTATCCATCAATTCAGTTTTTAACTTCATCATAAAGTTTTCTTTTGTCTCTTTATTTTCTTCTCTTTTAATTTTAAAAACATCTTCAGCTTTTTGGAACATTTCATAAATAGTTTCTTGCCTTTTAGACAACAATGCTTCCTCTCCTTTATTAATAAGTTCCCAAGTATCATAAAAAATTCTTTTAACTTTAGGTTTTTTATCTAATTCACTTAAAAATGATTTATAAAATTTTGGAGCTATTGTTTCTAGTAAAGAAGGGTCATTAAATAAAACACTTATAGCATCAGCATAAAGTTCTTCAGAGCTTTTTCTATATCTTAAAAATGATTCTGAAGAATTAAGAGGAACAGGTCTCCACATCTTAGAAAGTTCCCATAATTCGTCTCTAATTTCTTTTTGAGTTATGACACCATCTTTTGTAGTAAAAGTATGTTTTAAAAAACTCCTAAGACTTCCAATCCTTCCAAGAATGTTTCCTCTAGTCATTGTTTTTTCAGGAAGAAAATCAGTCATGTGTCCTAACTCATGAGCAAGTACTTTATTTAATACTTCTTTGTTTCCAACAATATTAGGATTTAATGCAATTCGCATAGTAGCTGTTTGAAAAACTCCACGCTTAGTTTCTCTCATTTTTTTGAGATAAGGAGCATTGCCTGATAATTTTTTAACTATCCCAATTAATTCAGGTAATTCAACGTGAGAAAATTTATTAATATGTTTTTCGTAACTTTTGACGTTAGAAAAATCGCCAACACTAGCTAACTTACTTCCTTTTAATACTTCTACTTCTTTTTTAAATGTAATTTTTAAGACGTTGTTTCCTCCAGCTTCTTGGACATTTTCAATTATAGGATTTTGTTTTAATTTTTCAATTTCACCAATTTGATGTCTTTTGAATTTTATGTAAGCGATTCTTCCACTGCTTTTCCAAAGGCTATGAACTGACTCAACTTTATCAAAAATATCGCCAATTTGTTCTTTTAATTTATTTAAATAATTATCGACTGGTTTTTTTGCGGGCTTAGACTTTTTAGCCCCTACTTCTTCCTGTCTTTTAATCTCTGCTTTTACTTTTTTAACTATTTTACGTTGACTTTTCTTAGCAAGTTGTTTTTTAGTTTCTTTAACAATCTTTTTAACTTTTTTAACTGGCAACGCTTTTTTACCTAATTTAGTATTAGCCTTCATAACAACATTTTTTATCCTAGTTAACCCAGCACTAGGAACTCCTTGTTGTCTAGCAGTTTCAATCATTCTAATAGCTCGTTGAATACCCATTTTCATAGCTTTTGCTCTTGTTCCAAATTTAGGAACATAATTAATAGCCTGACTACTCTGTGGAGTATTCATTGTTATCGCATATCCATATTTTAAGTTAGGAAGTTTTTTAACTGAAATAGTAAAGGCAGACTGTTTATCTTTACCAGTTTTAACATCTACAAAAGTCGTAGCATCTTTTTTAAGGTTTTCTGCTATCTTTGCTCTAAGTGTTTGACGTGTAGCTAAGGCTTCTGTTTTTCTAGCCTCATCTTTACTTAAAGTATCTTCATCAATTTTTGCTAATCTTTCTATTGATTTATCAATAGTCTTTGGAGTTACTTTTTGAATATCAACTTCTACTTTTTCAACTTCAACTTCAGATTTTGGAGGAGTAACAACTTCAGACGCTGCTTCAGTTTTTGCTTCTACTGGTGCAGTCCCACCAAGTGTTTGGATATTTTCTACAATTACTCCTTCTCCAATATTTTCTGCAGCAGCAATCCCTTCCAACCCAGTTATTAAAATAGCTTTTTGTTTTTCACTTAACCCAGTTACTTCTTCTTCTGTTAATGGTTTTGTAATTGCTTTAGCAAGTTGATTTGTTACCTTAGCTTTTTCAGCTTCAGCAAAAACATATTTTAAATCTTTTTTTGGAACAGTATCTTTAAGACGGACTGTTTCAGCAGCTTTTTGTACTCCTTTTATTTGTTCTTCAGGAGAAACAGCATTTTCTTCTATTTTTGGAGTTATTTGCTCTACTTGTTGTGAATTAAGTTGAGATATATTTGTTCCATTCATAATGACTGGAACTGTACTATATCCAGCTTTTTTATATGCCCACAAAATATGATTTCCATCAATTACTTTTAATTTCCCATCTTTAAACTCTGCAACAACTGGTTTTCCTTTCCCAGCTTTCACTTGTTTTAAAGCGTTTTTAGATTGAGGGTCATTACCAAAATCATTATCTTGCATACCATCATACTCAATTTCTTGAGGAGCAACTTGAGTTTGACGTAAGGTTTTATCACCTTTATTAGAAACTAATTCAACAGCATTATTAAACTGGGTATCTCCCTCTATTAAAACATCTTTTAATTTAACCTTAGTTTCAAACCCAGTTGCTTCGTTAAATGTTTTAACATCAGTAGGAGACATTCCTTGTCTTATTAACCCTTGAACTACAGCAGTATATTCTTGAAAATTATTAAATGTTTTCCCTTTTAATCCAGCATTTATATAATTACTTAACGCCTCTCCTTGCGTTCCTAATTTGTTAATTTTCGTAGTTAAGTCTCTAGTAACTCTTTCTTGTATTTTAGAATTTAATTTTCCATCTTCTATCATTTTTACTCCTGTCTTTAACCCAGCTTTAAAGTTTTCTTTCCTCCCTTTTTCCATTAATTCAAAATCACTCATTGATTCTTTAAAACTTTCTGAAACTTTTTCTCCAATTTCTATTTCTGTTTCAGCTAATTGTTGTTGTTGTTTTTGAATAGCTCCTTCTTGCATCATTCCTAAACCACTAAGAACTGCAGCACCTGGCAAAGCCATAACTGAAGCCATTTCTCCTTGTTTCATGGCTTCAGGCATTTTATCAACAACTCTTTCAAACATATTTCTTAAATCATCTTTTTCTTTAAAAATTGCTTCACTAACTAACATTGGCAAAGCTTCTTGCACAAATTCTTCTCCCATTTCAGTCGCAACTTTAGACCCCCAACTTGTGATACCTTTTAATAAATTATTAGAAATTCCACTTATTATTTTATCAGCTATAGGAATTTTTCCAGTACCCGTCATCACTTTAAATGTAAAGTTTTCAAGCCAAGCATTCACTAATCCCATTCCCATAGAGAAAAGAACTTCTTTATTAGTAGTAGCTTTTTCACCTCTCATAAGAGCTTCTGCTCTTTTTTCTGTTAATAATCCACCTGATTCTAAAGCATAAAGAGAAGGAACTCCTCCAGCCTTAGCAACAATACCAGTAGAAACAGCATTAGATAAACTATTTAAAATAAATTCAGGGTTAACTAATAGTTTAGGAATATTTTTTAAAGTTATATCTTCAGCTTTATATGTAGCACTCCCAAATTCTTTCTGTTGGTATTCACTAACTTTATTAGCCCAATCCATAACATACTGTGAAGCAGTTTTGTCTATTCCAAGTTTTTCTTGTATTTTATTTGCTTGTCCAAGAGTATTAATCATCTCAATTTGTCTAATCATACCTCCAGTAGCTGATAATAATTTACTTGCTCCTCCTAATCCAACATTACCAGAAAGACTTCTCCCAATAGCACCAACTTCTTCACCTGAAATAATAAGCTTATCCATTAAACTCAAGTCTTCCCAATTTTTACCAGCAATTTTATTTACATGACTATCAACAAAGTATTTTTTTTGACCAGTTTTTGGGTCAACAACAGAAATATTACCTTTTTCACGAAGATTTTTAATCTTATCTTCTTCACTAACCTCATCTGTTTGAATATCTCTAGCTAATTGTTTTTGTTCAACTTGTTCTCTTACTAAATTAGGGTCTTCAGTCGGTCTTTTAAAAATTTCTTTTTCAAGCTCTCTTTCACTATCTCGATTATCCCAATAACCATTTTCTTGCATCCCTACATTAACATCTTTTTTTGTTACTAATGGGTCATAAGAAGCAGTCCTAAGTAAGGGTTGTTGTTGTACCTCTTGTTGTCTTTTTAATTGTGAATAATATAAACCCATATTAAAATTTTAAATTATTATTGTTGTCCTCCAGTTTGTTGTAAATAATTTTGATACAACAAATAATCAATTTCTGCTGGAGTTAATATCCCTTGATAAATTATTGATAAATTTTTCTTTATATCATTCACTGAATCACTTTCTAAATAACTTTCTAATGACTGAATTGTTTGTTCTCCAGTTTCTTCATCAGTAGTAACTGGTGAAATCCCTTTTTCTTGTGTTATACCACTAATATCATCAAGAGCTGCTCTTTCATAAGCAGGTTTTGCAATTTCGGGTGTAATATTAGGATATTTTTGTTCAAGTTCTTTATAAGTTAATGCTTCAGCGTCATTGCTTTGAAGTTTATCAAATTCACTTTGAAGACCAGGCATTTCTTTAACTGCTTCTGCTCTAGCTGCAAAAGTAGGGTCTGTCATTTTATAAAGCTCTGCTTCTGATTCAGACATCTGACCAGTAGCGTATCTATCATATTTAACAAGATTTTCAGCTTCAACATTAGAATATCCAAGACTTTTATAATAATCTTCTTGAAAACTCTCTTTCATAGCTTCAGGAACTCTTTGTGCTAACCTTGCTTCAACATCTTCAATTTTCCATTGAGCTATATCTCCTTCTCCAATTGGCACTCCTTCTAATTCTTTTTTTAATTGGTCAAGTGTCTTGAAAGTTCCATCTTCATTTCTAGGATTATTCATATAATCTTTAATAGCTTCATCTAATGGGTCTGTTGCTTCAAACCCAGCTAATTGTTTATAAGCCTCTCCTCTAGCACTTGCAGAAGATGCTTTACTTTTTGCTCCTCTAGCAAGTTGTTTTTGATAACCAATTTCTTGATTTCTCAAACCTATTCCTGACCCAACTAATTGTCGTACTCCTCCTGGAGTTATATTTCCATGAAGAAAACTTTGTTCAACTCCACCTCCCATTACTTTTTTTATACCAGGTTCATCAATGCCAGGCATTTGAGCCATTTGATTTGTGTACCCTATAAAATTAGAAACATGTTTTTTTAACGCATCAGCATGTTGCTGGTCATCTCCTGCATATTTAGCAATAGCATTATTTAATGTTTCTTCGCTTATTTGTTCATTAGCCATTTTTTTATATTAAGACATTAAAGCTTCCCAAAGAGCTGGTTCATATTGTTCTTGTTTTCGTTGACTATCAAATTGACTTTCGACTAAAGCAATATCAGTATCTTTAGCATAGTCTTCAGACCATAAATTTTTCTTTTTTCCAAGTTTTAAATTTGCTAAAGAAGAGGTTTTAGATTGTTCCGCTTTTTTAACTCCAAAATCAATAGCTTGTATTCCTCTCTCTTTTGCTGTTGTTGCATCTTCTACATCTCTTCCATATTGAGTTTCTATTGCTGCATTTTTAACAAATTCTAATCTTTCTAAATCTTGGAATGACCTTTTAGCTGTTCTCATATAATCTGATTTTTCGGCTTCATATTCTTCTGTAATATCTCCTTCTTCCTTACCTCTAATTCCTCTTAGACCTGAAAACACTAAACCCCTAGCCGCTAATGATTCGGCTTCTCTATCCATAGTTAAATTAAAATTCCTTAAAGAATTTGCAAGTGATACATCTAAATCTTCTTGTGTTCTTTCTTTTGTAGTATTAAGATAATAATTTAATTCTTCAATATCAGTAGCCTTATCTTCTTCAAGCCTTTTAATATTCCTAGAATAATCTTGCAAAAGATTAGTTTTAGAAAAACCAGCTTCTTCTAAAACAAGTTCAAAATCTTTCTGAAGCTTCTCTTTATCAAGTTTGTATTGCTTCTTAATAAATCCTTCAGATTCTTTATAATACTTTTTAATTTTACCGACTGCTGTTCCTTCAGCAGAAGATTTATAAGCTGTTTTGCTTTTGCCTGTTTTAGCAGCCCAACGCTCTCTTCTTGACATTTTAGCCATATTTTTAATTTAATTCTAATTTATATTATCATAATTCTTGGTGTAAACGCTCCCCATGTTGGATTTCCTATTTTAACTACCCCTTTATAATTAGTTTCATAATAATCATAAGCAAATATTGCACTAGGAGTTGTTGCTCCTGGAAAATAATCTATTCGTGGATAAGGAACTCCAGTTCCTGCATAGGTTGCATATTTATCTATCTCAAAATTATTAATAATTTTTGTTATAGAGCTTCCTGAAATTGATAATTGCTCTGCATATAAATTTTTTCCATCTCTATTATAAAAGAAAATAATAGCTCTTTCTTCACTTTCAACACTTATTGATATATAATTAGCTCTTGTTGCAAAATTTAATCCTTCATAAATTAAAATATCATCATCTTCACTTAAAGTTAAACCGCTTCTAGTCATCAGCTTAACTCGTAAATCCCAATTATTGTCTCCTGAATCATATCTTAAATATGCAATTAAGCATTTTGTTGAATTAAGACAAACTACATCAGCAGACCATTCTGCGTTTGAAGTACTAAAATCTATAAAAGAACCTAGTGTTACAGTTGTCCCTGATAATGAAAATAAAATCACTTGTTCATATCCATTTACTCCTGATTGTAATGTTATTATTCCATAAGTTCCATCAAAATTTTCAACTCTTGCAAATGTTTTAGACCTTGTTCCCGTTGTATTAGCGACAGCACCCCAAGAAAATGTTTGTGCTACTTTATTAACAGTCGCAGCAGCGACATAAACTAATTTATTTCCACTTCTAGCTGAACCAACAACTACAACAGTTGAATCATCCATTGAACATATATCATTATAATTTCCTGGTACAGAAGAATATGAATTAGCTCCAGTACTTAAAACTACACCACTCATTGAAAAACACTTACAACCACAAGTATAATCACCACTTTGTTTATACATAACAACTCCATTATCATCATCCAATCTTGTAACTCCTACTATACTAGTAGTACCTCCTGGAGAAAAAACTGATAATTCAGAACCTAATGTTGGGGCTAAACCACTTACAGAGCCACAAATTACATATCCTTGAGTTCCTCTAGTATAAGCAACAACAAAATGATTTTGGTCTATTCCAGCAACATCAATGTTATAAGGAAATGCTGTATTATCTATAAAATCTGTTCTTGAGCCTAATGTAATAGCCATATTATTCGTAATAAAACTTATCTACTATAAAGTACAACTGAATAACTAACCCTTGCGTTCCTGTTCCTATCGAATCTAAATTAACTTTAATTTGGTCATATCTTACAAATGAATTATACCTCGAATCTACAACTGGTTGATTAACTGCATTTTCAGAACCGAACTCATTTGCATCTACTGTTAGCCATCCTGCTAAAATATCATTTGCATTTTTATCTTCTAAAGATACTTCTACTACTCCTGATGTTGAAGCTGTTGTTACAAATGCTTGAGCTGCTACCAATCTTCCATCAAAAGGAATTGTTATTGTTACTTTATTATCTCCTGTTTCTAAATCAGTACTAGGTTCATAAACAATAACTTCAATCTGCCTATAAGTAGCATTTGGGTCTGTAACTGTATCTTGGTTATAAATATCCTGTCTTAATATTTCATCTACCAAACTTCTTTCTGTTCTAATAGGAATACCAAGATATTCTTGCTGAACTGGCTCTAAAAAATCATTTATATTATTCATGTTCTAATATTAATTTTCTGATAATTGGTTCATCAGCTTTATCACCAATATGCTTAATTCTATATTGAAATAAATTAACATCTTGTTTTTTAATCGGAAATCTAGTTATTGGAGACTTCATTCCATCAATAGTTTTCCAATTACCTTTTTCAGACAATCTTTTATCAAATCTATATTGAAATTTACAATTATCTAATCTTTCTCCAACTAAATACATATTTTTTACTGCTCTCCTATCATAACTTTCTCTATACCCTTTTGCCCCTCTTGCTAAATCGTAGGGATGACTTTCAACATCCAAAACGATAGGACTTCCAGGTGTCCCAGCACTCTCATATCCATCTGTATTTCCTTCATTTGCTTGCCAAACTTGTCCATCATTATCTCCAAAATAAAGACTTGTAGAATTACTTATTGTAAGTAAATTCATTATTTTTGCTGGATGAGTGAAACTCCAAGCTCCTAACCAACGATTGGTTATAGCATTAAAAACTAAATAACAATGGTCTATATTAATATTTTCATTTTTATTTTCTACTGCTCCAATATAAGCAACATATAAATGATTAATAACTCCAGCAACAACTGTTTGACCTGCAGTCATACCATCAATATAAGGTTGAACTGGCTCTGAAATTATTTTTGGTTCAGCATCAGCTAATGAATTATATGAATAAAATCCTTTTTTAGAATTTTTTATTCCATCATTAAAAAATATCATTTGTCCTGAAACAACCTGAATACAATCTTTACTATTAGCTCCAATATTATCAGTTAAGTTCTTAATACCATTTGCTGCTACTGGGACAATAGTTCTTGAAATAGAGCTATTTTTAAAAAGAAATAATGCTCCTCTATATTTTTGCCCTGCTATTAATTCTTCTCCATCACCTAAATTAACAGAAACATTATTATTTCTATTCCATTTTATTTCATAATCATCACTATCATTTTTATATGGAATATCCGACCAAAGAATATCACTTTCATATCCTTCAATTCCTATTAAAAATAGAGAACTTCCATAAGCTACAATATCATTAGCTGGAAGAGAAAATTGGACAGTTAAAGACCCTTCTTCATCTGTTACAGCACCTAAACCAGCGGTTGAATAAACTATAGTTGTTGAAGTTACCGCAGTTACTGTAAATGTTCCATTATAACCACTAGGGGCTAAATCAGAAACAGTAATTTCATCTCCAACCACTACCCCATGACCTGATGGAACAGTTAATGTAACCAATGGGTCTGCATAAGAAACTGCAGATATTTCTACAGTATTTAAAAGATTAGTTGTTCCCCAAGTGATACCATCTGCGGAACTTTTTATTTCATCTCCATTCGTAGCAAAACAATAACTAATAAAATTTTCAAATCTCATTTTAACACTCGGAGTAAATCCTTTTTTAGCTAAAGTCCACCCAGCAGAATAATACATTATCTTAGAGAATGTAATTGTTCCAGTAGTTGTTGTTAAAGCTCCTAATCCTGTAACTTCATATTCAATTTCAGTCGCAGTTACCGCAGTAACAGTAGCAGTTACATTATATCCACTAGGGACAAGACCCGATACTACAATTATATCACCTGCAACAATACCATGACCTGAAGCAACTGTAAGAGTTATAGTAGGGTCTGAATAAGAAGCGTTTGTTATAGCAACTGTATCATTAATTACTGATAAAGGAACTCTTGTTCCACCATCCTTAACAAAATCAAAAAGACCTAATAAATCATTACTAGACACTATTTGAGAACCAAAGATTTTATAGCCTTTTCTTTTTCTTAAAGAACCAGGCTGTTTTTCCATATCAGCATTTAAAGCTTTATATAGAGCTGTTGGTTTATTACTTATAATAATATCTTCATTGAATCCAGCAAGAACTTCTTGCCAAACATATTGTTTTAACATTAGCTTTTTAATGTTCCTCTACGACTGTCAGGATAAAGCTTAATCGCTGGCTTTAAAGCTGTTTCCGTAGGAGATACATCTTTAGATTTATATTTTAATAACTGATAATTAAACTTTTGGTCTAATGATTGAGCATCTTTTTCTCCTTTTTTCTCTGCAATCGCTGCTCTCAAAAAACTTATATATAAATGAGGAGGAAATGCTAATTCATCTGAATCTAAGGTAATATTTGTATATTGTTTAGAATATAAAATTTCTATTGTCTTCGCATCATCAGACGAATCTATTAAAGTATTAATATAAAGATACCCATCATTTACAGATACTAAATCAGGAACTCCTGTATTAGGGTCGTACCAAACTTCATCTCCTGTGGAGTGAGTTGAACTTATGCTTGTTACTCCTGATAGAACATTTGTGCTTCTATCATTAGCTGTATAATCAATTGAATCATCTCCAATTGTTATAGACCCTTCGTCAGGCAAATCAGAAGAATCTTCTACAGTTATAGTTGTATCAACTAAGGCAACATCTGCTGCTAAAGCTGTATTAACAGAACTGCCTAATTCTGATAAAAAATTATCAAAAGTTGTTAAAGCCATTTTTTCTCCATCACATTTAGCATAAAGAACACTACTTATAGTTAATTGCTCTTTAAAGTATGAAGAAATATCATATTTAGTTTGTCCTACAGCAGTCTCTATCGTTAATGTTCCAAATTCATCTTTCCAATTAATTTTTTCTTCTCTAATTAAATCATCTGCTTCAGTAACTATATCATTCAAAAAGTCTTCTGTTATATCAGGGTCTCCATCAAAAACATTCTGCCTAGACATAGCTACTCTTTTTATATAACCTCTTGTTCTTCTATCGTTTTTATCGTATTTTATGATTTCCCAATAATCTTGATATGCTGCTGCTCCTGCCTCATTCCAAAATCTTGCTTTACCAAAACCAGTAGAATTAGTTGTATCTTCATAAGTAGTAATAAGAGCTTCAGCATCAATATCAACTTTTGCTAATTCTGCATAAGTTCCTGTAGCTGTAGTAGCTCTCATAAATTGAAGTTGATTTGCGTTTAATAAATATACTGGAGTTCCTGCTGGATGGTCTTTGGTTACAGCCCCAACAGTTAAAACATTGCTAGTAGCACTTGTGAAAACAACAATCTCTGAATTTTCATCACCAAAATTACCAAATAAAACATATTTATTAGAGCCAGTAAATCTTTCATCTGAAAGAACAGCAATTGTTGTATCAGTAGATTCCATTAATTCAGTAATTTGAGTAAATGGAGTTCCCGCATTGATTATTCTTTGATTTTTAAATTTTAGAATCATAATCTTATATTATATTATTGAAATCATATTGCTATTAATTGTTTTATAGATAAGCACATACTGCACGAATTGTGGCTGGATAACCACTTCCTCCACCCAAAAAATAAATATTACTAATACTATTCAAAGCCGACATTGCGTTTAAATAATAAGTGTCTTTTGTAGTTAAACTCAAAACTCTTTCTTTTGATAAATGTATATCTACTCCTGTAAGAGAAACAGGTTGAACCATTACTTTAAAGTAGCTATCACTAAAAGAGTTATTAGCGGTTGAAAGACCAACCCATCCTTGAAGTTGTGCTGAAGATGAATGACCAATTCTAAAAAGAACATCAAACGAGGTTATCCAAATGCCAATTGGAATGTTTATACTAAAACTTCCAAGATTATATACGGTGCCATTAGCTGGACTTGATTGACCACTATCACTTGAAAGAATT